GTGGCCAGCTATACCTTCGAGGTTTTGCGCGGAAAGCTGGCCAAAGCCCGTTCTGTCTACATGGCCGGCGCGTTGAAGCGCTACCGCAAGAATAAGACCGCTGCAGCGGATAAATTCTGTGAAGGATGGGTACATGCCGTCTATTGCTTGGTAGATGTTGCCGAGCCAGAGCCAGAACATACGAAGGCCCTGGCTGCGTATCTGCAGCGTCGCGGCGCGACGGAAACGCTCCAGCCTCGTTCGCGAGAGCTGACGACGGGCGGCGATGGGGGCGACCATCGCTATGTTGGCTACGCAGAAGGCAAGAAGATCAAGCTGCACCAGGGCGTCGGTACAAACCCGCATGGCGTTGCCGGACTTCTGGAGTAGGAGCATTGGATATGCCGCAAGTGAAAAGTGAAGCAGCACGTAAAAGCGAACTGGCAATGATCCACGTCGCCAAGAAATCCCTGGCGCTGGACGATGACGTCTACCGCAGCATCCTGGTCAAAGTGACGGGGAAGTCCAGCGCATCCGAACTGGACGCCGCCGGCCGCAAGACGCTGATCGACCACTTCAAGAAGCTGGGCTTCAAGGTGGTCGCCAAGCGTGCAGGCCGGCCTCGACCAGCTGTTGCCGGCGACCGCACGATCTACATCAAGAAGATTGAGGCGCAGCTGGCCGAAGCGGCGCGTCCATGGGCCTATGCAGACGCCCTGGCAAAGCGCATCTGCGGTATCGACCGCATCGACTGGTGCGAACCAGCCGACCTGTTAAAAATCATCGCGGCGTTGACGTATGATGCGCGCCGCCACGGACGGGAGTAGCCCGATCATGCAAGCCGATCTGTCTTGTCTCCCCATGACTGCGCAGAAGCTGGTGGCTCTGGTCGGGCTGCCGCTGACCTTGCGCCTGGTCGACGTCTACGGTGGCCGCACAATAAACCTGTACAACAGCGATAACAGCCTGGATCGCATGGCTGAGCTGATCGGCCGCGAGGGCGCGCAGAAGCTGCTCTCATTCTTCGGCAATGCGCCTTTCACGGTGCCGCTGTGTAAGCGCGCCCTGATGTTGATGCGTAACCGGACCATCCTGGCCGAGTTCGACCGCCTGACTGTCGATGAGGGCTTGTCGGCGCGCGCCAGTGTTGCGCGGATCACCCGACTGTTTACACCGCATATCCACGAGCGTACTATCTGGCGGGTTCTAAAAACGACCGGCGAAGTCAAGCAGGTCGACCCGCGCCAGATGAACCTCTTATAGGCGCAGCGCCAACGGCGCTGCAAGCCTTTTCCATCCCTACATTCCCACTGCTGACACCAATCAGTCTTATTGAGATTCACGGTCATCCGTAATCTCGGCGGTATGCAAATACCGTCCTTACACCACTCCCGCCAAATCCGGCAGCACGCCGCCCATCAACCATGGGAGTGCCTGCCATGCTGAAGGCCGATTTTATTGCCGCCATTGCGCCGGCCGCGCGTGCTTGCATGCTGACCACCGGCATTCCGGCCAGCTTCACGATTGCCCAAGCCGCCCTGGAATCTGGCTGGGGTAAATCGCAAACGTGCGCTATGGCGCACAACCTGTTCAACATCAAGGCAGATGCTTCCTGGCATGGCCCGGTGTATCAAATGGCCAGCACAGAGCATGTGGATGGCAAGGATGTCCTGCAACCAGCCAATTGGCGCATGTACCCCAACTGGCAGGCTTGCATTGACGACCGAGCCAAGTTCTTCACCAATAACCACCGCTACGACAACTGCCGCAACCTGGTTGGCGGTGAGGCGTGGGCGCGTATGGTCGCCGCCGACCACTACGCCACCGATCTGGGTTATGCCGACAAGCTGCTGGCCGTCATCCATTCCAACAACTTAACGCAGTACGACAGCGCGGAGGGACATCATGCCTGACGCCCTGAATGAGCACGAAGACCAGCGCACCCTGCGCGAGGACGTGTTCTACCCGGATCACGACGGCCGTACCGAGTCGCCGACCTTCCTGGCCACCAAGCGCACTGGCAAGAAGGCCGGCGCGCGCTGCGCGATCACCGGCCAGGCCGTCGACCTGGAATGGCACCACGCCTTCATGGAATGGGCCTTTCAGCACGCCGTGTGCTGGAAGACCGTTAAAGGCATCGCTCTGGGCACGGTGAAGGAACTGCCGGTACTCGATCCCTACACCTGGCTGCCAACCGGCGAGATGGCGCCGGTCGAAGGTTACCTGATCTACTGGATCGTCCTCTTCTTCAAGTGGCGCGGCTTCGACTTTAACGCCTTTGACCCAGGTAAGCCGGAAACGCTGGTCGACAGCGTCCAGGCGATGCTGGTCCTGCACAAGCATGTTCACCGCGAGAAGAACCACGGTGTGCATGCCATCACCGGCCCGATCTTCTTGCTTCAGGCGTTCCCGTTTGTCGACGGCTTCGTGTTCTCCCCCGACGAGCTGGCGGCGCGCCATGGCGCTCCTACCGCCGCACCAGTTTCATCCACCGTTGCTGTCCACATCGAGGAACCCGCGCAATGAACTCCACCAAAATCAAACTCACCGTTGGCGTGATGCTGTTCGCCACTTGGCTGGGACTGGTCGTCTTCAAGATCGACAACGCCAACGACATCATCACGGCGATCAAGCTTGCCCTGGCCGGCTTGGGCGCCTACCACCTGAACGACCGCACGAACCTGCCATCGACCAGCGGCACTACCCCGCCAAGCGACAAGCAGGCGGGCTTCGCACGGCCATTCCTGTTGCTGCTGATGGCTGGCGCATCGCTCCTGGCCTTGCCTGGGTGCGGCACCATCAATGCCTTTACCAGCGCTGCTCTGAACGCCCAGCAGGCAGACTATGCGGCGGCCAAGAAGAATGCCCAGGCAGCCAGCGACGCCGCATTCAAGGCATGGACCGACGCGGCCTGCACGCTGCCACTGGGCGCCCTGCAGCGCAATGACACGGGTAACCCGGGCGCCCCTGGCGCTGCCATGGCAGCCTGCCCGGCGGCCAATACCGGCGTCAATACCATCAGCGCGCCGATCTCTCAGCAAGCGGCCCCTGTGATGGGGGCGGCAAAGTGAATCCGCTCACCTACGCGCTGCTGGCCGATGCAGCCTACTCCACCAAGCCGACTTTCGGGAATCCTGACTCGGCCGCCCGTGCGGTCATGTCAACGACCGACGATGGCCTGGTGATGGGCTTCCCAGGAACGAACGACCTGGCGTGCTGGCTGGCCGACTTTAACGTGCGCCTGCTGGAGACGCATGACCTGGGCACGGTGCATCGGGGATTCTGGGAATCGCTGCAATCCCTTTGGCCAGAACTGTCCAAGCAAGCGCCGGCCGTCGTCTATGGCCACTCGGAAGGCGGCGCCCTGGCATTGCTCTATGCGGCGATGCTCTGTATCGCCGGCAAGCCACCGCGCGCTGTATTCGCCTTTGAACCTCCCAGGGTCAGCATTGATTCGACCATCGGCGCCATGCTGGCCAAGGCGGGTGTCGCACTTCACCTGTACCGCAACGGCAATGACCTCGTGCCGCTGCTGCCGGTCCCGATCCGGGGTGTCGCTGAGTGGCAACACCCTGCGCCCCTGAACCGGATCGGCAAGCCCCTGCTGCTGCTCCCTAACGTCCAAGACCATCTGATGGCCCATGTCATCGCCGGCATTCGTGCTTTGGCAGCCGCGCCTGAAGTGGCAAGTGCCGTTAAGGAGGTCGTCCAGTGACAGACGTTTTTGACCAGGCTTCCGACATCGAGCAGCTGCTGCGCGACCAGGCCATCGCACGTCAGCGCCGCGAGTCCGAAGAACGGGAGCGCAGCCGCCAAGGCGGCGCCGCTTCCTTGCGCTCGGAGTGCGCCGACTGCGGCGACCCAATCCCGGAGCGACGCCGCCAGGCGATTCCCGGCTGCAGCTGCTGTACCGAATGTGAGCAGGCACGGGAAGCGCGCCGCCGCCCCGCATACCGTTAAACCCCGAATAGGAAACACTGCATGGAAATCAGTAACGACGATCTGGCGCGCATCCTGGGCCGCATGGAAGCCAAGCTGGACGCCCAGTCGGTCGGCCTGGCCAGCCTGGCCATCGGCATGACGGTCATCCGTGGCCTGGCCGAGTTCGTCCAGGAGCGATTCCCTCAGCATGGTTCCATCCTGGTGGAGATTCTGGAGCCGTTCGGTGACGTGCTGCCCAAGATTCTGGCCAACGCGAAATGAAGCACAACGACCTCACCACCAAGGAGTTCCAGAACGAGCTGACCGACCTGGTCAGCTCTTTACGTCGGGACATTGATGCGCACAAGGTTGGGCTGGACCCGTCGCCAAAAGCAATCCGGGCGCGGCGCCGGCGCGTGTTGGAGGGCGACTTCCAATTCTTCGCCTATACCTATTTCCCGCACCACATCCGTGGTGAGCCATCGCTCTTTCACGCCCAGTTCTGCACCCGCTTCCCGCAACTGCTGCGCATGGCAGGCGGCGTTAAAGAATGGTGGATCGCACCACGCGGCGAGGCCAAGTCGTCCCTGACGACCAAGATCGGCCCGGTCTGGTGCTGCGTCCAGGCGCTGCTGCAGCGCCCCGAGGTGCGCGCAGAGATCGAGTTTAACGGTCCACTGCCGCCGTTCATCGACTACATCATCCTGCTCGGCGCCGAGACCCGCCTGCCGACCAAGCTGGTGGAGGTCTGCAAGACCGAGCTGACCATGAACGCGGCGCTGGCCCTGGACTTCCCCGAGGTCTGCGGCAAGGGGCCAATGTGGAAGGTGGGCGAGTTCATTTCAAAGACCGGCGTTAAGGTAGAACCCTTCGGCGCCGAGCAGGCGATCCGGGGTACATTCCACGGCGCCAGCCGCCCCAAGCTGTTGCTGGGCGACGATCTGATCACAGACTCGGAAGCGAAAAGCCCGACCGAGAGAGATAACCGCTGGACGTGGTTGACCAAGGCCATCGACTACCTGGGGCCGCCAGATGGCACCGTTAAATACTGCGGCGTGGGCACGATCCTGGACAAGGACGACCCGATCAGCCGGGCCAAGAAGACCATCGGCCACATCGTCCACCACTTCCGTGCCATCGTCACGCTGCCCGACAACATGGACCTGTGGGCACGCTGCCAAGAGATGATGCTCAACGACGACAAGAGCCAGGTCGAGCAGGCCGCGCTTCGCGGTGAGGTGCTGGACGAGAAGGCATTGCCGTCATACCTGTTCTATCTGACCAACAAGGCGGCCATGGATGCCGGCGCCGTCGTCTCCTGGCCATCGGTGCGCCCGCTGTTCTGGTTGATGCGCCAGCGCGCCGTATCGAAGCATGCATTTAACACCGAAATGCAGGGCGACCCGCGCAGCGACGAAGACAAGGTTTTCAGCAAGGTCACGTTCTGGGTCCAGCGTATCCCCGACTGGATCATCTTCGGCGCCTGCGACCCCTCCATGGGCCTCGGCAAGAAGTCCGACCCGTCGGCCCTGATCGTGGGCGGGCTGGACCCGCGCATGAAGCGCCTGCACGTCATGGAAGCAGCCATTAAGCGTCGCGCTCCCTCCAAGCTGGAATCGGACCTGATCGACACACAACGGGAATTCAACTGCCGCGCCTGGGCTTTTGAAAACAACAACGCCTACGAGCATTCCCGTCAGACCTACATTGCGGCCGGACTGCGCGCCGGTGTACCACTGCCGCTGGTCGGTGTAACGGCCACGGTCAGCCCAGAGGTGCGCATCGAATCCCTTGAGCCGTACATCACCGACCCCGTAGTGCCGAGCATCGTGCTGCATGACAAGCTAGTCCAATTGCTGTCCGAGATGGACACCTGGCCGGAGCCGCAGAGCAACCACCACTATGACGGTCTGACGGCGCTGCACCTGCTGTGGCATATCGCCATGACGCGGGGCGCATTGAACTACGACGACTTCAAGAGTATTGCGCGGCGCCTCCAGTCCGGCGGCGGCGCCAGCCGCGACGACTATCAATCGCATTCCAGGAGCATGTTTTGAACAAGATTCTTGACCAGTTCGGTCGCCCCATTGATCGCGTCGTCCTTGACGCCCCGCAAACCGCCAGCGTGATGCCGCTGCAGCATCAATATTTAACGCCCATGCTGCGCGGCCTGACGCCGGCCAGGCTGGCGCGCACGCTGGAGCAGGCCGACATGGGAGACTTGCTGGAACAGCACCGGCTGTTCTCCGACATGGAGGAGCGCGATGGGCACATGCGCGCCGAGATGGACAAACGCAAGAACGCCGTCATTGGCCTGAGCTGGGACATCATGCCGCCTCGCAATGCCACCGCCGCAGAAAAGGCAAACGCGGACTGGGTGCGTGAGATGCTGCTGGATGCGGTCGATCCAATCGAAGACGTGCTGCTGGCGATGATGGACGGCGTGGGTCATGGCTTCGGTCCAATCGAACTAGAGTGGCGCCAGGAAGGCAGAGAGTTCCTGCCAGGCTTCCACCCACGGCCGCAAGAATGGTTCCGCCTCAACCAGGCCCGCACTGAGCTGACCCTGCGTGACGCCACAATCGACGGCATCCCCCTGTTGCCATTCGGTTGGATCATGCACACCCACGGCAAGGCTAAAACGGGATACCTCGGCCGGATGGGCCTACACCGGACGCTGGCGTGGCCATTCATCTATAAGGCATACGGCCTGGGCGACTTCGCCGAATTCCTGGAAACCTTTGGCCTGCCCATCATCATCGGCAAGTATATGTCGGGCGCCACGAACGAAGAGAAGGCCAGTCTGCTGCGCGCGGTTACGGCGCTGGGCCATGACGCCCGCGCGATCATGCCGGCCGAGATGAGCCTGGAGATTCAGAAGGTCACAGGTGGCGGAAGCGGTACGCCGCCGCATATGACCATGATTGAATGGGCCGAGAAGGCCATCTCCAAGGTAATCCTTGGCCAGACCCTATCGGCCGACGACGGCAATCGCGGAAGCGGCGGCCTGGCGCTGGGCAAGGTCCACAACGAGGTGCGCCACGACATCTTAAGTGCTGATGTGCGCCAACTGGGCGCGACGCTCACCCGCGATCTGGTATATCCGCTGGTCGCCTTAAACCGTGGCGGTGTTGACGGCCTGACGCGCTGCCCGCGCTTCGTCATCGACGACGGCCGCCCCGAGGACGTGACCGCCTATGCAGATGCGCTGCCAAAGCTGGTCGCCGTCGGCTTCCAGGTGCCGTTAACCTGGGCGCAGGAAAAGCTGCGCATTCCGCAGCCGCAGGAAGGTGAGCAGGTCCTGAAGATTGCCTCCCCGCAGGCAGCCCAGGTGATCGAGTCGACCGGCAATCCGCCAGCCGGGATGTCATCGGTCGTCGCGCTTCCCGGCACCTCAGCTGCAGCTCCCGCCGGCTCACACCTCGCGGCCCTCACCACCACCCCGGTGGCCGACGATCCGGCCGGCGATGTGGTAGACCAGCTGGCCACCGCTGCGGCGCCGGTATGGTCCAGTATGATCGACAGCGTTAAAAAGCTGGTGGACAACGCAACAGATTTAACGACGCTCCAGAAAGACCTGGTAGCCCAGTTCGGTGGCCGGCCGCAAGACGACCTGGTCAAACTGATGGCGGCGGCCTTCGCTCTGGCCGAGCTGAAAGGCATGAGCGACATCCAGGACGGTAAGTAAGATGCCGGTCAGCGTCAGTTTCCCTGGGAAAGACTCTCCTAACCCGTTTGCCGAACAGCTGGACTTCTTCCGGCGTAAGCTGGCGTTGCCCAGTGAGCGCTGGGATGACATCCTCAAGGGCGCACACGACCGCGCCTTTATCGTTGCCGGCGCCGCCAACTCCGATCTGGTCAATGACCTCCACCAGGCGATTGCTACGGCCATCGAGCAAGGGACCGGCCTGCAGGCGTTTCGCAAGGACTTTAACGCTATCGTCCTCAAACACGGCTGGACCGGTTGGGCCGGCGAAGGCAGCGCGGCCGGCCAGGCGTGGCGCACGCGGATCATCTACCAGACCAATATGTCGACCAGCTACGCTGCCGGCCGTTGGCAGCAGCTCAAGGACCCGGCGCTGTTGTCGATCCGCCCATACTGGCGCTATGTCCACGCCGATGGCGTCATGCATCCCCGCCCGCTCCACCTGGCCTGGAATGGCCTGGTGCTGCCACACGACGATCCATTCTGGGACACCCACTACTGCCCGAACGGCTGGGGCTGCCACTGCCGCGTCACCTCGGCCGATGCCAGCGAGTATGCGGACGCCCAGGCAGCTGGCCGCGCCACTCCGCCGGCCGGCTGGCAGGACATCGACCCCAAGACCGGCGCGCCGGTCGGCATCGACAAGGGTTTCGACTATGCGCCTGGCGCCAACACCCATCTGCCGCTGCAGGAACTGATTAATGCCAAGCTGATCAATCTGGATGCTCCTATCGGTGCTGCGATGTACCAGGCGTTGGAGCCGGCGCTGCAGGCCGAGCAGCAGGCGCTGTATCGCTCCTTCCTGGGCGATGTCCTGGCCGATCCGGTCAAGCGCGCCCGTACCGCCGTGGTCGGGGCCATCGACCCGGACATCCTGGACTGGCTGGCCACGAACAAGGGCATCTCGCCGGCCACGGCCGAAATCGCCGTACAGGACGGCTTGATCGTTGGGAAGAAAGCTGCGCGCCACCAGGCGGCGGGCGATGCGTTAAGTACGGCGGACTGGGAGCAGCTCCCCGACCTCCTGGCCCATCCCGACCAGGTGCTGTACGACACCGGCAGCGGCAAGCTGCTCTATATAAGTACGTCCACTGACCCGACCGTGGCCAAGCTGGCGGTCGAGTTCGATTACAAGCTAAAGAAGAGCAAGGGCGAGACCAACCTGCTGGTGTCGGCTTTCAAGGTGCTGGGAGACGCCATCAAGGCGGGGATCGTGGGGGGAATCTACGAGGTAGTGAAATGAACCAGTGGGAGGCCGGACGTCCCTCCATCCATGCAGGCCGCCGAGGCGGCTTTCCAAGCCTGTGGACTCCGAATTTCCACAGCTCACTGGTTCACACTATCTAGTATAAGACAAATTCATGGCCAACTACATCGAAGTGGACAGCCGGGCTGTCATCGACGCCTTAACCCAGGCCAACGGTAAAGTGCAGGACCTGTCGCCGGCGCTGATCGCCATCGGCCAGGATATTATCGAACGCACCAAGCAGCGCTTCGCCTCGGCGACCGCGCCGGACGGCACGCCGTGGGTGCCAAATACCCAGGCGACGTTGATCAACTACATCCACGCCCAGGGCGGCTTTTCGCAGAAGACCGGCAAAATCCTGGCCAAGGGCAGAACGCTGGCCATCTCCAAGCGCCCGCTGCAGGGCTTAAGCGGTGATCTGGAGCGGCAGTTTAACAGCCTGGTCGTAGGCGGTAATACGCTGCTGGTCGGCTCCACCATGATTTACGCCGCCATGCAACAGTATGGTGGAACCAAGGCCCAGTTTCCCAACCTCTGGGGCGACATTCCCGCTCGCCCGTTCTTGCCGATCATGCCGGATGGTTCGCTGTACCCTGATGAGGAAAGTAGAATTGTGGCAACAATACAGGCGTATCTGGTAAATTAGAGCGCGATAACAGCCACATATTAGGAGTGTCAGGTGATAGGTTTCTTGAGCGATGATGATGGGGAGCAGGTATCCGACTTACACCGTGAGGCAACGGTATTAAAGAATAACGGCGACCTCGGAGGCGCTATTGATGCACTGAGGCTGGCCAAATGGCACCTCTTAAAATCATCGGTAAGTTTTTCCTATAACACCTGGTGTAGATTGGCTAAGGTTCTCCAGCAGGCCGGATACTACGATGAGGCGATAGTTGAGTTCGATTTCCTTCTGTCGGATTTGGAGCGGCGCTTGAAAAAAGAACTGCACTTTGATAACCCGGCCATCAGCGTTGGCGCCCCCAAGGACATGGCGCTTGCCGAATCATTGAAAACTAACCGGGCGCTGCTTTGGCGTGAGCGGCGTAAGCTTCAGAAGCTGGAGATCAAACGCCGCAGGAAGTTGGCAAAGTCAGCGTGATGAATGGGGTGCTGCAGCCCAAACCGGCAAAATTTCAATACAGCCCCGCCAAGGCTGCAAAGCAATCAGGCATGCAGCTTTCCGCGAGTCGATGGGCTTCGGCCTGTTAAACCCCCGTTAAAATCGCTCCAAGTGCCATTGGGAACGACATCGCCGCCCGCAGAAGTCACCAAGACAGTAAAATGGCCGTCCCTGGCGTTGTTCAACGCTCAGACCTGAGCCTGGTGGCGGTGGCCTCGCGCAATGGCCTGGCACCAGGTTGCAGGCATCATTTTTCCCCTCCCGCATAGCCACTGCTGACACTCTTCAGTCTGTTTACAGCGCAGTCGCCCTGACACCATGGCGACATGCCCAAGCCATCCACCACCAAACCCATTCCCGCAGCCGGCGTTGCGCTGGCCGTAGCGGCTTGCTCCAGCACTCTGTCCTCTGGCAATGAGCTGCAGCTGCTGCCGGCTGGCCAGTTTAAGGCCCGCGACGGCCGGCCGACTGATGCCCCGTGCTGGTATCTCGACGCCGCGCTGGCGCAAGTGCTGATCAACGCCGCCGCCGCGCGCCAGACGCCCTACGTCACTGACTACGAGCACCAGACCCTTCTGGCCAAGAAGACCGGCAACCCCGCGCCTGCGGCCGGCTGGTTCTCCAAGCTGGAGTGGCGTGAGGGCGTGGGCCTGTTCGCCATTGACGTGAAATGGACTGACCGCGCCTCGGCCATGATCGAAGCCGATGAATACAAGTTCATCTCGCCGGTCATCGGCTATGACAAGACCACCGGCGCTGTCACCGCTCTCTATATGGCGGCGATTACCAACGATCCGGCCATCGACGGCATGGACGAAGTGCTGCTGACTGCGGCCGCTCTGCATTTTTCGCTCCCCACACCAACCCCACTGACCCAGGAGAACCCCATGGAAGAAATGCTGGAACAACTGCGCTGGCTGCTGAACATGCCAGTCGGCGCTACCGCTGACGACATCGTCGCCCAGCTGCAAAAACTGATCGACCAGGTGAAACAAGACCCGACCGCAACCGCTGCGGCGTCGTTCGACCTGGCAGGCTACCTGGCCGCCCAGCGCGCCTCCATCGCCAGTCTGTCCTCGGCCGAGCCTGACCCGACCAAGTATGTCCCTATCGAAGCGATGCAAGCCGTCCAGACCAAGCTGGCCAGCCTGTCCAGTGAAACCGCCGCCGGCCGCGTCGACAAGCTGGTACGGGATGCGGTGGCCGCCGGCAAGCTGCTGCCAGCCCAGGAAGCCTGGGCGCGCGCGTTGGGCAACAAGGATATGGAGGCCCTGTCCGCATTCATCGACAGCGCTGCGCCCATTGCCGCCCTGAGCGGCATGCAGACCGGCGGCAAAGCGCCGGCCGAGACCTTGAACGCGGCCGGCCTGACTGAGCACCAGGTAGCCCTGTGCGCGGCCATGGGCGTCAGCGAGGAGGCGTTCGCCGCCACGCTGAAGGCCGAGCAGTCCTGATTTTTAACGCAACACTTATCTGGAGATCAAGATGTCCCTCTCTGCTGACCGCAACACCCCGTACCGTGAAACTCGCACCATCGCCGTGCTGGTAGCAGCCAACGCCAAAATCTACGCCGGCGCCCAGATCGCGGCCAACGCCAATGGTTTTGCCGTTCCTGGCGGCCCTGGCGTCAACCTGACCTACCTGGGCCGCGCCGAAGTCTTCATCGACAACACGGGCGGCGCTGACGGCGCGCACACCCTCATCGTCCGCCGCGACCAGCAATTCAAGTGGGCCAACAGCACCACCGATCCTATCGACCAATCCTGCCTGGGTAAGGTCTGCTACATGGTGGACGACCAGACCGTGGCCAAGACCAATGGTGGCAACACCCGCTCCCCGAGCGGCATCGTCATGGGCATCGACGTCGACGGCGTTTGGGTCGAGTAAGGCCCGCGCCGCTCACCAGGTCGTCAATTTTTCGCACTCCTCTATATAGGTATACACATGAAACGCAATTTCGCACATCGCAGTCTGCCCTGGCTGGCCGGCCTGGCCGGCATCGTAATGGTGGCGGTGCTGTCCGTCACCCTGCACCCCGCCATCGCGCACATGCCGCCTCACGATCCCGGCATGGCCTTCATGGCAGCCGGCATGCTGATTAACAAAGAAAACATCAGCAACGTCTTCATCAGCCTGAAGACCACCTTCCTCAATGCGTTTGGCGCGGCACCGTCGAACTGGCAGAAGATCGCCATGAAGGTGCCTTCGACCAGCGGCCAGAATGACTACGCATGGCTGTCCAAGTTCCCACGCATGCGTGCATGGATTGGCGAAAAAGCCGTCAAGGCGCTGTCTGCGTTCAAGTATGTGATCGTCAACCAGGACTTCGAGGCTACTGTCTCGGTCGACCGCAATGACATCGAGGACGATAACCTGGGCATCTATGGTCCACAGGCGCAAATGGCCGGCGAATCGGCCGCCCAGCTGCCCGACGAAATCGTCTTTGCCGTCGTCAATGGCGCCATGACCACCCCATGCTACGACGGCCAGAACTTCGTCGATACCGACCATCCAGTGCGCCAGGCCGACGGCACCGTCCTTTCGGTAAGCAACAAGGGCACGGCGCAGCTGTCCGTGGCAAGCCTCAACGCCGCACAAGCCTGCCTGGGCGTGGCCGACACCACGATGATGCAGTTCACCGACGACGAAGGCCGTCCCCTGGGCATCATCCCAGACACGCTGCTGGTGCCACCGGCCTTGAAGCAGACGGCCAACGCCCTCATGACCACTGATCGCCTGGAAGACGGTAAGCCCAATCCGTTCAAGGGCGCCTACACGGTGGTGGTCGATGCCCGCCTGACGTCCAAGACCGCTTGGTATCTGCTGGACACCAAGAAGCCGGTGAAGCCATTCATCTACCAGGAGCGCAAGGCGCCGGTCTTCGTCCAGCAGACCGACCCGCATGCTGACGACGTGTTCAACCGTCGTGAATACAAGTTCGGCGCGGAGGCCCGTGCAGCTGGTGGCTACGGCTTCTGGCAGCTGTGCTTCGGCTCGGACGGTAGCGCCCCGGTCGTGGCGTAAGCCAGGAACTCCCACAGTAATGTTTGCCCGCCCATAGCTTATGGGCGGGTCATCGACAGACAAACAGCATCAGGAGCACAGACATGTTAAAAAACGCCAAGAAGGCCATCAGTGGTCCGGCTGGTGGCCAAGGCGCCGAACAAAGCAATTCCTCGGAGTTGGCTGGCCAGGGCAACAACCAGGTAGCGGCAAGCACCGCTGGCCAAGAGCAATTCTCGAATCAGGTTGCCTCCCAGACTTCGACTGAGCAGGTGTCGCAGACCGAATTGCCGGGTGCTGAGGGTGAGCTGGCAACTGGCCAGGTGCCGCAGGCCGAGGTATCTGGCGCGGCAACCGGGCTGGCGGAAGACCAGAAGCCGGCTGGCGGATATATCGCCTATGCAGTGATGGCAGGCATCCATGCAGTCAAGGTCTCGGCTCCTCACGATGGCTATCGCCGCGCTGGCCGCGCCTGGCTGAAGTCCGCGACGCATGTCCCGCTCGACGAGCTGACTGATGCGCAGCTGCGGCACCTGACCGAAGACAGCCGCTTGATCGTCACCCCCGTGCGCGGCTTGCATGCGAAGGACATCGAGTAAGCCATGACCTACGCCCTCCGTGAAGACCTGGCACAGCGCTATGGCTCCGACGAGATCGCCCAGCGCGAAGCCGCGCTCGACCCCGGCGCGCTGGACGTCATCCTGGCCGATGCCGATGCGCTGATCGACGGCTACCTGGCAAGCGGCTACACGCTGCCCTTGGTGCCTGTGCCGGCCAAGCTGACCCAGGTGGCATGCGCAGTGGCCCGCTACAACCTGCTGGGCGATGCGGTGACCGAGCGTGCGCGCAACGACTACACCGATGCCCTGGGCTGGCTCAAGGACGTCCAGGCCGGCGTGGTCATGCTGCAGGTGGCCGCACCTGAACCCGAGCTGGCCCCGGCCATGACGGTTCTGGTGCCGTCGTCCGCATCAGTATTCAAGCGCGCGGGCCGGCCATGATCAGCGAGGTCGTCACCTACCTGCAGGCGGCGGTGCCAGCGTTAAAGCAGGTCGGGGCGGCGGCACAGTTCCAGGCTGCTGTTGAAAGTAATCCCAGGGCGACCCCGGCCGCTTTCGTCATCCCCCTGAGCGAAGACCCAGGCCCCAGCACCATGGCCGACCAGGTCATCCAGCGCGTGGCAACTTCGTTCGGCGTCGTCCTGGTAGTCAAGAACCTGACCGACAACAAGGGTGTTGCAGCCAGTCAGGACCTGGAAGTGTTGCGCAAAGAGGTGAAAGCCGCGCTGCTGGGCTGGCAGCCGGCGCCAGAGTTCGATCCACTGCAGCGCGGACGTGGTGTGCTGCTGACCTTCAAGGACGGCCACATGTGGTGGCAGGACATTTATTTAACGACGACTTACGACAGGAGCATCTTATGAATACGAACAAGAGCGGGGGCAGCACACCCCTCGACTTCACCAAGTGCCCGCACTGGGGCAAAGGCGGCAGCTACACCGCCGACCCCGAAACCGGCTTGCGCACCCGTGTCAGCGATGCGCCGACCGCAATTGACACCGCGCCGGCCAGCGCACCGGAAGCAGGCCAATCCCCCGTTAAACCGTCGAAGGAGAAGAAGGAATGACCACCCCAGGCAACCTGATCGCGGCACCGCGCCGCTGGAAGAATAAGGCGATTCTGGTCAAGCCAGAAGCCACCTACGGCGTGGACACGACGCCGGACGGCGCTACCAACTGGATCGAGGCGCGCAATGTCGTACTGACGCCGATGGATAACGACAAGGTCGCGCGCAACATCGAACTGCCGTACCTGGGCGGCGCCGGTGACATCATCGTTTCTTCCTGGACCAAGCTGACCTTCGACGTGGCCTTGGCTGGCTCCGGCACCGCAGGCGTAGCGCCAAAGTGGGCGCCGCTGATCCTGGCATGCGGCACCGCGGAGACCATCGTAGCTACCACCTCGGCGCAGTACAACCTGGTCAGTTCCGGCTTCGGCAGTGCCTGCGCCTATATCAACATCGACGGCATGCTGCATAAGCTGCTGGGCGGCCGTGGTGAAGTCAAGGGCAAGCTGGGGGCAAAGGGCACGCCTATGCTGTCCTTTGAATTCACCTTCCTGTATGCGACCCCAGCTCCGCAGGCGGCGCCGGCAGTGGTGCGTACCGGCTGGCCGATTGAAGAAGGCGTCAACAGCACCAATACGACTGCCGCATCAATCAATGGAGTTCCGATGCCGTTCTCCGCAATGGACTGGGCGTTCGGCAACAAGGTCAATCGCATGAACCTGCCAGGCCCGCAACGCGAAATCTCCATCACCGACCGCGCGTCGACGTCGACCTTGACTGTCCTGGCGCCGGACCCGGCCACGTTCAACCCATTCCCGATTGCCGAGTCGGCGGCAGTGGTGCCGATCACTACGACGCATGGCAGCGTCGCCGGCAAGAAGGTCGGCATCAACATGCAGGCTCGCATCATTGATGTCGGCTACGACAAGATTGATGACCTGCTGGCCTACAAGCTGACGCTGCAGCCGATCCCTGTCGTGGGCAACGACGAAATCTCCCTCATCACCACCTAACGCAGTGCGCTCTCCCAATTCAGGGAGGGCGCATAGCGTTAAACCTGATTGCATCACCCTTACTTACGAAAGAGGAAATACACCATGTTCAAAATCGCAGCCACCCCGACCTTCAAGTGCAAAGTGAAGGTCGACTTCCCAGGTGACAACGGCTCCATCGCGTCGAAAGTGTTCACCGCGATCTTCAAGCGCCAATCGCAGGCCGAAATCGACGAACAGCAAGCCGGCATTCGCGAAGGCAAGATCAAGGACAGCGACGTGGTCGATACCGTCCTGGCCGGCTGGGAAGACGTCGCCGACGAAAACGGCACGCCGCTGGAATTTAACGATGCCAACAAGGCGCTGCTGATGGACCTGCATCCGGTGCGCCCTACCACCGTTACCGCCTACTTCAACGCCATCAGCGGCGCCAAGGTAAAAAACTAGAAGCCGCCGCCGCCTGGTGGGCGGCAGGCGGCAAAAGCAGGGAGCGCTTCGGCGGCTCCCACGTCAGCGAGGAACTGGCGGAGGACATGAAAATCCTGGGCATCGCGGACGAAATCGCGGACGTACCGGTGCAAAACCCTGAACCGGAACAGTTCGAGATATGGAAGGAAAACCGCCACACCGTGGCGGTGTTCTGCGCGATGGGCACGCAATGGGACGTGAACGCCGACGGCGTGCGCATCCACCTGAAATATGAGGCATTGCCGGCAGTCGAACGGATGTTCCCCGACATCCCCAAGAAGAAGTGGCCACGCATCTACAACGAAATTCGCATCATGGAGGCGGCGGCCTTGGAGGTGATCTTCCAGAAACGCCAGGAAGAAATCGACAGAATGAATCAGCAGCAATAGGACGGATATGGGACAGACGGTAGAACTCGGGATTAAGATCAACCTCGACGGTAACCAATATGCCGCGACTGGCATGGATCAGGTCACCCAGTCCACCCAAAAGATGGCAGCCACTTCTGTGAGCGCTAGCGAACAGATGGCCGCAGCGAATGCCTCACTTGGCAATTCCACCGCCCAGCTGACCATCGGCCAGCTCCACTTCCTGGACAACCTGCGCGACCAGGCGGCAGCGGCCGGCCTGACCAAGGTTGAGCTGCTGCAGCTGCAGGCGGCCGAGATGGGCCTGTCTGATGTCTCGGCAGACCTGATCGCCCAGATTGACGCGGCGACGGCCAGCCATAACAAGTTCTCCCTAGCCAGCGCCGGCGCCACCCGTGAACTGGCGGTGATGGGACGCGAGATCGCAGCGGGCAACGTCGACGCACTGGCCAGTAGCTTTACGGTCCTGGCCAGCCGCACCGGCATGCTGCCGGCGCTGTTCTCCCCGGTCGGTCTGGGCATCGCGGCCATTGGCGCTGCCGTCGTCGGTTTTGGCATTGCCGTGATCGAATCGGAGAAGCAGCAGGAAGACCTGCAGAAGGCCCTCGACGTCACCAATGGCTTCGCCGGCATGACCCGTGACGGCATAAATGCCATGGCGGCCGACATTCAAACGTCGGCCACCGGCGGCGTCAGCGCGGCCACCACCGCGCTGACCGGCCTGGCTGCGACCGGCAAATTTACCGGTGGCGCGCTGGCTGCTGTCGGTCACACCGCATTGGAATTTGGCGAGCTGACCGGCAAGTCCACCGAGCAGGCTATCCAGTACTTTGCCGGTATGACCGATGGCGTGACAGCCTGGGCCGACAAGGCGAACCAGTCTTACCATTTCATGAATGCGGTGCAGTACGAGCACATCGCAACTCTGGAGAAGGAAGGAAAGAGTCAGCAAGCCGTCATTGAGGTCATGCACCTGATGGACGTGTCGATGGCCGGCCACAAGGAAAACGTCGGAATTTTAACGGCGGCCTATCGTGGCTGGGGCATGATCATCGACGATGTCACTGCCGGTCTCAAACGGATGGTCTTTCCGTCCATCGGCGACCAGGTGAAGAAGGCTATCGCCGATCTGAATGAGCTGCAGGCGAAACTCGCCGCCTCCAAGCAACTGCCTGGCAACGACGGCATTTCCGCTCAGCTGGCCCAGGACGTGGCCAACCAGCGTAAGAAGGTTCATGACCTGATTGCCCAGTCCAACGCGGAAGAGATCGCGGCCGCCAAGAAGCAAGATGATGATCTATCAGCTCTGCGCGGTGTCGCGGCCCAGAAGGAGCTGGACCAGATCAAGCAGAGCTTGATGACGAAAGAGCAGCAGCGGGCTGCTGCCGAAAAGAAGATCCGCGATGACGCCGCCGCCGTCAACGCCGATGCGGTTCGGAACGGTCACGCCATCGTCGAAACCACCGAGCAGGTAAACGCCCTGGTTGCCGCGTCGAACGAGAAATACGCTGACAACACCGCCCAGCAGCAACAAATCGCGGCGTTAAAAAATCAGGACGCCCTGCGCCAGATCGGCCTCAAGACGCTGGCTGACGACATCAGCGTGCAAAAGCAGCGTGGCCAGATTACCCAGGTGCAGTTCGATGCGGACATGACGCAGAACGCGCTGGCCGCCATTTCCTCCAAGCAGCGCTACGAGCAGGCTGTACTGCAAATCAGCGGTTTGAGCGCGCTGGAGCGCCAGGCGCACCAGGACAGCTTATCGCAGCTCAAGGCGCAGGCGCAGGCCATTGAAGAATCGGGCATCAACAAGTGGCTGGCCGACCAGGACGCGCTGTATGGTGCCATCTCCAAAGCCATTGCGCAGAATAGTGCTGCAGAGTCGAGCCAATTGGACGCCGCCATCGCCAAGCAGAAGCAGCACAATGCGGAGATCGGGCAGAGTACCGTTCAACGGGAACTGGCCTTAAAGCAGATCGAAGCGGAGAAGCTGGCCGAGTCCGAGAAGTATGCCCAATACCTGCGCGACATGATCGCAAGCGGCACGCTGGATCAGAACCAGCTCAACATCGACAGCCAGCTGCTGGCCGAGACCGACAAGAAGATCGAGAAGCAGAAAACGCTGATGGCGTTAAAGCAGCAAGGTGCAGCGCTGGACGCGGTGGTCGAGCAGAAGAAGATCGACACCAAGCAATTCCATGATGCGATCACGGCCGCGAAGACCATGGAAACCGAACTGACGACCAGTTTCGGCAACATCGGTTCGGCCATCGGGCAAATGACCCTGGCGTTTGCCACCTATGGCAAGACGCAGTTCGACATCCAGAACAAGCTGCAGGCCCAGACGGACGCCGCCAATGGAGACCAGGTGGTGATCCAGGCCGCGCGCGACAAGGCGAACCAGGACTCCGCCGCCGCGCAGATGAAGCAGTATGGCGACATCGCTGGCGCAGCAGCCCAGTTCTTCGACAAGGGTTCCAAGGGCTACAAGGCGCTTGAGGACGTACAGAAAGTCTACCGCCTGGCGGAGATGGCCATGACCATCGAATCCACCGCCAAATCGCTCTGGGGCATCGCCACGGCCGTTACCGCCCATGTTACTGGTGAGGCCACCAAGACCGACGCGACCGTCGCCGGCACCGCCGTGCAGCTGTCTACCGACCTGGCTAAGGGCGCCTCGGCCGGTGCGGTGGCCATCGTCACTCAGGGCCAGGGCGACCCCTATACCGCCTGGGCACGCATGGCAGCCATGGCGGCGGCCGTGGCTGCGCTCGGCTTCGCCGTAGCCGGTGGCGGCGGATCGGCGTCTGATCCCAACTCGGCCGCCCAGCAGCAAGCCAATCAGGGCACCGGCACTGTACTGGGCGATGCCAAGAAGCAGAGCGATTCTGTCTCGGCCAGCCTGAAGCTCCTGGCGGCCAACTCCAGCGCCATGCTGCCGCTGACATCTCAGATGGCGACATCGTTAAGAAATATTGAGGCCGGTATTGCTGGCGTCGCCAACATCGTCGCTGGCAACGGCGCCGGCATCCTGAATGGCACGAACTTCAGCGCGCCCGCAGGTGGTTCAAGTACGAATATGCTGGCCGGCGCGGCTGGCGGTGCCGGCGCCGGCTATGCGGCAGGTACGATCTTCGGCCAGGAACTGGGTTCTCTCCTGGGGCCGCTTGGCGCTATTGCCGGTGGTGTGGTTGGTACAGTCATCGGCAAACTTTGGGGCAGCTCCTCTTCCTCTGTGACCGACTCGGGCCTGCAGATCGGAGGCACTGTCGGCCAGCTCCAGCAGGGCCAAGGAGTGGATCAGTACGCCAACATCCAGACCAAATCCAGTAGCTGGTTCGGCTTGAGCCACAGCACCAGCGACTCCACGCAGACCGCTTCGGCTGGCGACGCCATCAACCAGCAGTTTGCGCTGATCTTCCAAGGCTTGCAGTCCACGCTGGAAACCGCCGGCACGGAGCTGGGCAAAAGCTCGGCCGACGTCGGCGAGGCGGTGCAGAACTTCGTCATCGACACCACCAAGATCAGCTTGAAAGGCTTAACGGGCACGGCGCTGACCGATGCTATCAACGCCGTTATCTCGGCCGCGATGGATAACGTGTCTAAGTCGATCTTCCCCAATCTGACCGCCTTCCAGCAGGTTGGTGAAGGCTATACTCAGACCGTGGTGAGGGTTGCTACGGGCATCGAGCAGGCCCAGAGCGTCCTGCAGGCGTTTAATATCACAGCGATCAACTTTACCGACGTCCTGAACAAGCAAGGCGACGTGGCTGCGGAGATTGTGCGCCAGAGCATTGACGCGGTCGAAACCGCAGCCAATGGCACCCTGAACGGCGTGGGCAAGATCATCCAGACCGCTTCCGGTGCGGCCACCGACCTGGCTTCGCTGTATCAGAGCCTGGTGACGGTACGCACGCTGATGAATGACACCGCGTTAAACGGCCAAAACCTCAGTGCCAGTATGATCCAGGGCGCCGGCGGCGTCTCCCAGCTCAATACCGGCCTCTCCAACTACCTGAAGGACTTTTTCACACCTGCCGAGCAGTCGGCGGCCGAGATGAAAGACCTGTCGGCGCAGTTCGCCGTGCTCAACGTGGCAATGCCGACCACCAAGGATGGCTTCCGTACCCTGGTCAGCTCGATTGATACCAGCACCGATGCTGGCCAAAAGCTGCAGGGGCAACTGCTGTCGCTGGCCGGTGCATTCTCCGACGCCGTCGATCATGCAAATGCCCTGACTACCGCCACGTCCTCCAACACCATCGCCCAGCAGCACGCGCTAGATGAGCAACTGCTGCAGGCCGAGGGGGATACGGCAGCCTATACGGCCGCGACTCGTGCCGACACGCTGGCGACGCTGTCTGGCAATCTGCTGATCACCCAAGAGGCGATCTATGCGGCCCAGGATAAGACTGCGGCGGTGACCAAGGCACAAAGTGACCTGAACGCCGCCTATAACGCTCAGGTGAGTTCGCTCAACAATGTTATCTCGCGCATGAAGGCATTCGCGGATTCGATCACGACGTTCAAGGACTCGCTGACAATTGGAAACGACTCCCCGCTCAGCCCACAGGAGAAGTACGAACAGACCAAGAGCCTCTACGAGAGCACCTTGACGGCGGCGGAAAGCGGCGACACGACGGCTCAGGGCAACCTCCAAAACTACGCCACCGCTTTCCTCGACGCCTCCAAAGCATACAACGCCAGTTCAGCGGCCTATTCGCAGGACTTTAACCAGGTCCAGAACGATATGTCGAATATCGCCAGCTGGGCCAATCAACAAGTCAGCGCCGCGCAGGCCCAACTGGCGATCCTGAGCGCTCAGGTATCTAGCCTGATGACAATCAATAACAGTGTCTTATCAGTTCAGCAAGCCATCCAAAACCTTGCTTCAGCGATGGGAACATCGGCAGGTTCGACGCTTGGTACAGCAGCGGGTGTGGGCGGCGGCTCAGTCGGTGAAAGTGGATATCGTCTGGTGACGGATGCAAGCGGCGCAACGCTGTACTTCCCAGGGGGCGGAACGCACCATGTGGCAGGTCCAGACGCAGCCGGTCTACTGACTTCGACTTACGGCCTGGTGAGTTCTGGCGCCGATGGCGCTGTGATCAGGACAATTGATGGCTCCCATGCCTCTGGTCTGGAGTCAGTCCCATTCGACGGCTATCGCGCGGAATTGCATAAGGGCGAGGCAGTGATTGATGCGCCGGCGATGGCGGCCATGCGGCGCTACTTTAATGCTCCGGCGCCAGTGTCCAATTCGGTGCCAGTGTCCAATTCGGTGCCTTCGGGGGGCGACAAAGAAACCATTGCACAGCTGAGGGAGCAGAACCAGCACCTGGGCGCACTGGTGCGGCTGCACTCAGCGGGATATCAGGCGATGCTGACCAGGTTGGACGACTCTGCCCGGTCCCTGGACGGTATTCATAAGAAGGCAAAATTGGAGGCCGCAAAGTGAGTTCCATGATTTATCTGCTGGAGGTCGATTGCGCCATTGACGCGGCCGGCACCGTTAAGACGCTTTATTTTTCGTCTGGAAATTTCGTCACGCAGCCAAGCGACAATCCGGCATCGGTAGCCTATATCCCACGGCTCACGCAGCCGGGAAGCTTGACGCGCATGATGTACCAGGATGTCACTACGGGTGGCCGCTCACAGGTCTCTTACGGCACCTGCGAGTTGGAAAACGTTGATGGCGCCCTGGACTATATCCTGGGCTACAGCCTGGACAAGCGCAAGCTGCGCCTGCTAGTTGGCGACCCCACCCAGCCGTACAGCAGTTTTGCGGTGGCCCAGCGACTGACCATGCAGCAGGCGGAGGTGACGTACAAGAGTCTATCCATCATTCTGCGGGATCGTCAGCTGGAGCTGGACATGCTGCTGTGTCAGCACCGCTATGGTGGCACCAACGTCCTTCCAGCCGGCAAGGATGGGACAGCCGATATCGCAGGCACCGCCGTGCCACGTCTGTATGGGACTGCGCTCAACTTCGCCCCCGTGCTGTGCAACACCAGCCTGCTCATCTATCAAGTGCATGACGGCGCTATTGCAACTGTGTCGAACGTCTACGACTCCGGCGTGGCACTGACCAGAGGCGCGGACTACACCACCCTGGCCGATGTCGAGGCGACGGCGCCGACGGCGGGGCAATACCGCGTCTATCCAGCCGGTGGTTATTTCCGACTCGGTTCCTCACCCACCGGACAACTGACCTGCGACGCATCGCAGGGTGCGGCCGTGGCCAACCGTACCTGTGCGCAGATACTGCGCCAGATCGCGCTGGATATGGGCCTGCAGGCGACCGATATCTCTGCGGCCGACGTCGCCGCGCTCGATGCGCTCAATGGTGCCGAGTGCGGTGTCTGGGTGCAGGACGACACTACCGGACTGACTACGATGGACGCCGTAGCGGCCAGCATCGGCGCCTACTTTGGCTTCGACCGGCTGGGCAATCTACGCATGGGACGCCTGGATGTCCCGACCGGTGCGCCCGTGGCGACCCTGAGCGTGCTGAACGTGAAAGACATCGACCGGGTGCGCAGCAACGATGCCAATAACGGCATCCCAGCCTACCGGGTCACCCTGACCTATGCGAAGAACTACACTGCACAGACCAGCGGGCTGGCGGGTTCGGTCACGGCGGCTCGCAAACTGGTTGTCGGCCAGGCCAACCAAAGCACGATGGCGCAGGACTTAAGCATTCCAGTCAAGTATCTGTGGTCGCCTGTGATGACGCGAGACACCTTGCTGGTGCAAAAGGCTGATGCGGTGGCCGAGTGCGCGCGCCTGCTCAATATTTTCAAGGTAGCGCGTAACACCTTCACGCTCAACGTAAAACTGGACCCATCGACGATTACCGCGCTCGATCTTGGCGCCGTGGTCGCCGTGACGGTGAACAGGTTCGGGATGAACAATGGTGTGCTGCTGCTCATCATCGGCATTGCTGCGGACTATGCGTCCAACAGCGCCACTTTAACGTTGTGGGGCTGATATGAGCAACATCATGCTGGGTTTTCCCAATCGCACTGACACGTCGACCTTGTCGAACGGAGCGTGGGTAGCGACGCTTCCACTGGCCAACCTTCAAAACCGGCTCTTGGGTGTGGTCGCCCGCACGATGGATGCGACCTTGCCGAGTACGAAGCTTGATATCAACCTCGGCGCACCAAAGAATATCCGGTTGCTCAATCTGAGCAACCACAACCTCTCGCTGACAGCGTCCTATCGCGTAACCGCGTCGAATGCCGCGAACTTTTCCGCGCTGTCCTACGATTCCGGCTGGCAGCCGGTGTGGCCAGTCGTCTATCCCTTCGGAACGCTCGAATGGGAAGATGATAACTGGTGGAGCGGCCAGTATGCCGCCGAGGAAATTTCGGGCTACACCACAGCGCTCACGCACATCCTGCCTGCGAATAAGGTGGCCCAGTACTGGCGCATCGAGATGAACGACACGGCGAACGCAGCCGGTTACGTGCAGGCAGGGCGCCTGTTCATCGGGCCGGCCTGGCAGCCCAAGTACAACATGAGCTATGGCAATTCGCTTGGCTGGGAAACCAAGACCGTCGTCGATGAGACCCTGAGTGGCGCTGAATACTTCGACCGCCGCACACCTTATCGTGTGGCGCGGATATCAATTGACTGGATGAGCCAGGATGAGGGGTTTTCCAAGGCATTCGAGATCACCCGACGCGCGGGCATGGATCAGGAAATCATGTATGTGCATGATCCAACCGACACGGTCCACGCGCTGCGGCGTCGGTTCCTGTGCCGGATGCGAACGTTAAATCCCATCGAGAACCCGTACTACAACATCAACAAACAGGCTTTTGAACTAAAGGAATTGTTATGACACAAGTGACCGCCAACGGAAATACTTATTCAGATGATGGCAGCACACCCAACGACATGAATTCCGGTGGGTTCCGCACGTACTTTCTCAAGATGGTGTCGGACGTACTGGTGTCCATCGCGTCCAGCATCGGCATCGCCTCTGGCTATGTTGCGGCTGCCCAAGCACAGGCCAACGCGGCGGCGGCCAGTGCCGCCAGCGCGGTGACCTCTCCCGGCACTTCCGCCACGTCGACGTCCGCGCTTACGATTGCCACTGGAGCACAGAACCTGGTCATCCAGACGGGCAAATCATTGGTCGCAGGCATGCAGGTCGTCATCGCCAACACGGCGGCGCCGACGAATTGGATGGCCGGTTCGGTCACCGCGTACAACGCCGCCACCGGCGCGCTGGGCGTGACGGTGACGAATGTCCAAGGTACTGCTGTAGGCGTGTCGACCTGGACGGTGTCGCTGGCCGGTGCACCTGGCGTGACAGGTGTACTGAACGAGCAAAAAGGTGTTCCTCTCGCCAGTGCGGCCACGGTCAACCTGGACGCGGCGACGGGCAACCTGGTGCACATCACCGGCACGACAGCCATCACCGCAATTACGCTGGCCGCTGGATCGCGTAGGACGGTCGTGTTTGACGGTGTTTTAACGCTCACGAACAGCGCCACTTTGCAGTGTGGCGGCGGCGCTAACATCACTACGGCACCAGGCGATATGGCCACCGTCTATGGCGACGGAGCCGGCGTAACGCTGGTCCGGGACTACATCAAGGCAAATGGCTTAGCGACCACCGTTCAAGGAGCCGGTGGCCAGATCGGCACCACCGGCAGCGTAACGCTGACTTCCGCCAGCGCAGGTGCTCAACTTGTCACGCCGACCGCACCGGGAGCTTACGTGACCTTGCCTGATGCGACCACATGCCTGAAAGGGGCGATGCTCTATGCCGTCACCAACGGCTCGGCAGACTATGACTTAGGCGTGAAGGATGGGGCGGGCAACAAGCTCGGCTGGATTAGGCCCAATACCACGGCGTTGATCGGTCTGGCCGATAACGTTGCCGTCTCTGGCGTATGGAACCTGTTCGGCACAGAGCGAACCGGCATCACCGCGCAGTTGGCGACCTCTACTGCAGTGGGCGCGTGTGTGAGCAGGTATGTCCTTGATGCCAATCGCACCATGCTAATCTATGGCAACTTTTCGACCACCACCTATGCCGTGGTGTATGACGCCAGCGCCAATCAATTCGGTTCGCCTGTGTCGCTCGGCACCAGCTGTCTCTCTGCGACTTGCGCTGGCGTCGTGGCGGGACAGGTCATGGTCGTCACCGTTCAATCTTCGGGTACTGCTGGTGCTGTCTACACATTAACTGCGACTGGCACGGCAGTGAATATCGCTGCGACCGCTCCCTTTACGCTGGCCACCGCCAATTACAATACCCTTATTGCCATCGCGCCAGCTGGTTCGTCCGGCAATTTCGTCATCGGATATACCCGAGATAGCAGCAATTATTACTATTGCCTGCGTGGAGTGAGTACCACCAATGGGCTGTCGATCTCAATTGGCGCAGAAACCACTGTGATATCAGGGGTTCAAGCGGCAACCTACTACACTGCACTCTATTCAATCAGTAATTCAGTGGTGTTATCGTTGCACTCTGACGGCACCAACCTGGTGGCCAAGCCCTATACGGTCACAGGAAACGCGCTGGCAGCAGGCGCGCAGGCAACTGTTTCGCTCGGCGGGATGGCATTTGCGCCGAAATACTTGCCTCAACAGGCTACAGGTCGGATTCCCGTTTTGTATTCCAATGGATCGGGTCTGTCATTTGGCCTGGTGAGTGTGGCAGGAACTGTCGCCAGCATCAGCACCGTGCTTACTGGGGGCGCCAACTCGACCGAAGCCTTTACTGACGTCGCATTCCTATCGAGTACCAAGTTTGCGACGGTAGGGGCCACTAGCTCCAATGTGATCGTCAACGTTTTAACGGACACGAATGGCGTGATGGGGGCGGGGTCGCCAATTTCGCTCAGTGGAGCTATTACGTCGACAGCACCTTGCATCGTTTACTCAACGGCCACTCAAATTCGCGCGGTTTGGTCTTACAACACCACCACTACCGCAATGACGGTGGACGCCTCCGGTTCCAGTCCAGCCCTGATCGCCACCAACGTCGTACAGGGGGCTTTTAACGTGCCGACGTCCAACGACTGGAGCAATAACCTGCGTATCTACAGCAGGAGCTACAAATACGTACTTGGCTCCAACAACGTCGCCTACACGCTAGCCTGCGGTGTGAACCCTCCCGCGTCATTTTCTCTTAACGGTATCCAGATCAACAAACCGCTGCAGGTGTGTAGCACGACGGGTATGCCAGGAGTGGCGGCGAATGATACCTGGTTTGTTGGCAACTCATTTATTCAGCACGTGGAGGCAGCATGAATCTTCTAATCTCAGGCACCCAAATTGTGGCGGTCAGCGACACCGAGTTCACTGAGAACTTCGATGCCGTATTCGCCAGCGGTGCGGTCTATTACAAGGCGGTAGGCAACTATCAGGTCGTGGTTGCGGACCTTCCTGAAGGCCACGTATGGCAGGACTGCGAGTACGTGAATGGCGCAGTTACCGCAAAATCGGACAGCATGCCGACGCTGGTGGATTACGAGGCCGCTGTCCAGCAGGTGCTAGACACCAACGCGCGGCGGTTTGGATATGACGGTATTCTGTCGGCCGCATCGTACGCTGGCGACGACAATACCACCTTTAACAGCCAGGGTACGGCACTGAAAAAATGGCGGTCCGACGTGTGGGCAGCATGCTATGGCGCGCTGGCTCAGGTGCAGGCTGGCACGCTGGCCCAGCCCACGACGCAGGCCCTAGTTGACATGCTGCCGACCTGCCCGATTTAG